AAGGATCAGTTTTATGAGTTCAGGTACATACGGAGGTATCGTCCAGATTGTTGGACCCTCCGTTTGCGGCGGCACCACTGAGAAGTGGGGCTCCAAGGCGGTTTTCTCGGGCTCTAATTGGCCTGTAGTCACGACGGTTCACAACCGTTATGGCTGGAGGTATGTCGATTACGAGAAGACAGTTACAATAAAGGGAAAACGCGTTGTCTTAAAACGGCAACGACGGTTCAAGACTATTATCGGATCGTATGTAACCAAAAGACGAAAAGTCCCACCGGTTATCGAACCTCACCCGTTTACCAAAACGTGGGAGAATCGGCACGAAACGAGAGTCGGGTACCGCACTCCGCTTGGGAGCGCTTCTACAGGCATAGCACCGACGTGCTTCGGAGTGGGCGTTCAGCCCGCAGATCCATGGACTGGCAACGACACCAATGCGTTGATCAATAAACTCCATGGTAAGGTCGCAGGCAGTGACTTTAATTTAGCCTCTGCCATCGGCGCTGAGGGGAAAGATACCCTCAAGTTTATCGCCGAGACCGCCTCGCGCATTTCGCGTTCTATAACTGCGCTTAAGCGAGGTCAGATTAATAAGGCCCTCTCTACCCTGCAACAGGATAGAGATCTGTATCGTCGGAAACGAGGATACAAGATGGACGATGCCCTGATCACCGATCAAACGGAGATCTACCGGAACGCAGCTAATGAATTCTTCAACGGCTCAAAAGGCCGGCGTAAGAATGATAACGCTGTAGACCGGGCTGCCGATTCCTGGTTGAATTGGCAGTTAGCAGCTGCTCCCCTCCTTGGGGACGTTAAAGCTGCCGCTGAGCAACTTGCTCATCGATATGGGGTCCCGCAAACCTATAGGCAAAAAGCCTCTAATTTTAAGGTTGCGATTAAGAAACCGGATTCATCACCGGGGGCCAAGTGTGTTATAAGGCAGACTCGAACGGATCAGAGTATAGTTTACTACTATTCTGAAGCGCTCGATGTTCCACAGCTATCCGGGGTTTTAGATCCGGAAGTTGTGCTCTGGAATGCGTTGCCCTGGAGCTTCGTTGCTGATTGGTTCATCCCAATTGGTAGCTGGCTTGAGGCTCGTGGCCATGCCAACAACTTGTCGGGCAAGTTCGTGTTGTCTATTAAGACTAACCGAACACTCCGTAGTGTATACGGTGTCCCAGGTAAATTAGGTGGAGGTTACGCCTATATTAATGGGCTCGACTGCGTCCAGGAAACTGGATCGTTTGTTCGAACTTTGCCCGCTAACCTAAATAGTTTGATACGCCCTCCCCGGTTTGTGCCTCTGAACGAGGCTTTAAACTGGAAGAAAGCTATCACCGGGGTTTCACTCGTGTTCTCAGCCTTTCGGCAAAAGAGCATCGTGGGAAACTATCTCAATTAGTTATAATCAACTATAAAAGAAAGGCCATCAATCATGGCAACTCAAGCGAATATTACCGTTTTTGACGGTGCATCCACTCCTGTCGTCCATACTCTGGTCACAGACGGAGTTCGTCAGGTAGGCAATGTGGTTACTGCCTACTGGAAAGAAACGCAGTCGGGAGTTCCCGACTACGCCCAAATCAGGTTTACCCTGATCAAGGAAACCCTGAAGTCGGGTGTGGTGAAGACCACGTCGCGACTCGAAGTGCCAGTGATGGAAAGTGTCTCCGGGCAGAATGCCCAGGGCTATACGGCTCCTCCGAAGGTGGCAAACGTTGAGCGTTGCGAGAAGGTGCAGTACTCTCACCCTCGCTCGATTGAGACGACGCGTCGTGTTGCTGATCAAATGTTGAAGAACATTGAGAACAACATCGCGACTTCCGTCCCTCCTGTGACGGCCGGCATCGTTGCCGAGCTGAACCAGAAGCTCATCATGGTCGGCTAATATGGACGTCTCTCTCCTCACTAATAATGAGGCAGCGACACCATGTGCGTCGAACACTGTTGAATGGCTAATACTTGCGACTGCATTTCTAATCGCATTGTATTTCTTGAGGAAACTCTAGATCGCCATTGAGCCGTGAGGCTCAGTTCAACACGACTATCCCCATTCCTTCAATAAGGAGTCTAGCATGCGTCAACTTAACCGCATAGACGATAGTTACACCGAGGCAGAGACACTGGATCTGCTTACGGACCTGGCCTGCCGATTCGCTCGTAAGGGCGGATCGCAGGGATCACACATTGAGTCTCTTCTTCGGAAGAAAGACCTCTATAATGTGTGTCACTATGACGTGGATTACTCTACTTTGAGTCCACAGGACGTCGAGCCCGTCCGGGCTGTCCGACAAGCTCTATCTCTGTTCCAGAAATTAGAGTTCCTAGATATCGGTATTGATAAGCGGTTGTCCGCTACCGAGACCTTCATAGCTGCCGAAAACCGTTGTCGTGAGACAAATGAGATTTTCAGGCTGTGGTCGAAAGGGTTGTTCTCCTTTCGGCCTCAGATCGAGCGCTGCTTTTTTCGCGCACAGCAGTTAATCGCTGATACGCTCGGGGAAGTCCCGAGTGTTTCGAACCTGAAGCTTCGGTTAGGCCCAGGCGCTACCACGCTTACGAAGAAGCGGGATGCATCCATCGTGGAGAAATTCACGGTAGGATTAGCATGTAGTGAAGAGTTCGTCCCATGGGCCTCTATGGTCATGAGCGAGCTACCAATGGTCACAGATCTCTTTTCCGACGTAGATTTTGACGACGGCTGTGATGCATGGTCTAAGGTGACGATCCAGATAATGGACGGCGTCTTAAGCTTCGCCAATAAGAATGCG